CGGAAGCGCGACCTCGTCTACCCGAAGCGGATCAACCCGCTCACCACGGGCCCCGGCCTGCCGCGCTACATCGACGGCTCGCGCACGCTGAAGGGCGACGGCAACTTCCCCTTCATCGGCGAGCGACGCGGCGTGATCTTCATCGAGCGCTCGCTGAAGCAGGGCCTCCAGTTCGCGCGCCACAAGAACAACACCGAGGGCCTGCGCGCGACGGTACGCCGGACAATCACCGCGTTCCTCCTCGCGCAGATGAACAACGGCGCGTTCCGCTCGCGCGAGCCGGCGAAGGCCTTCTTCGTCGACGTGTCCGACGTGCTCAACACGCCGACCGTGATCTTCGCCGGGCAGCTCCTCGCGCGCATCGGTCTCGCCACGAACAAGCCCGCGGAGTTCGTCGTGCTCCGTATCTCGCAGGACACCCGGGCCCTCGAGGCCGAGCTCGCCGCGGCCAGCGGCTGATCGGAGAACGAGATGCCCGTCATCGGCAACCCGCGCAGCTTCCACAAGAAGTTCAAATTCGTCGTCGAGATCGACGACGTCGGCCACGCCGGCTTCCAGAAGTGCAGCGAGCTCTCCGTCGAGGTCGCGAAGGTCGAGTACTTCGAGGGCGGCTCGCTCATCCCCAACAAGAGCCCCGGACGGCTCACGTTCGCGGACGTGACGCTCGAGCGCGGGGCGACGCAGGACCGCGATCTCTTCGACTGGCTCCAAGACGTCGCCATCACGTCGAGCGGCCTCGGCCTCGTCGACCCGTACTACAAGCGGAACCTCGACGTCGTGCAGCAGGACCGCGATGGGACCACGCTGCGGCGGTGGTCACTCTCGCGCGCGTGGCCGACGAAGTTCGTCGCCGGCGAGTGGGACAACGAGAGCGACGAGAACGTCATCGAGCAGGTGACGCTCGCCTACGACTTCTTCGAGCTGATTCAATAGGCACTGACCTGACGAGTCAGCGCCTACGGAAACGGCGTCGGGAGGGACGGAAGAGGCGGAGGCGTGCCGAGGTGCTCCGTCGACATCGAGATCGGCACCACGTACTCCTTCTCGCTTCCGACGCCGTAGACGTCCAGCGTGATGGCTGCTTTCAGGAACTCCGCAGAGGTGGTCGGCAGCAACCGCACTCCGCGGACCCGCTCGACGAAGTCGAACGGGATGTACGACCGTTTGAACATGGTGTCCTCGTGAGGCACGGTCGCGAGTCGGATCGTTTCGATGGCGATGATTGAAGCGACGTGCTCCGCGCCGAGCTTCTCGTGGAGCTCCGCGACTCGGCTCCCATGCTCTCCGCCAACGCAATAGCCCCCCTTGCAGGTACTCAGGTGGCTGACGAGCGTCTGCGCGATCGTATCGGCCCCGGAGACCTCACGAAACATGGGATCGAGGTCGGGTTCGTCTCCGGAGAGATCCAGCGCGATGTCAGTCCCACGCAGGTTCGCGTCGAACTGGGTCCGAGCTATGGCGCGCGGAACGGGTGCCGCGACGTGTAGCTCGACGACGATGCCTGAGGTCAGGTCGGTCGCGGGGGCGTCGACCAGCATGCGTCCGACACCATCAGCCTCCACGCAGACGTAGCAATCGTCTGGCGCCAGCTCGGGAAAGGAGTCCGCGAAGTGTCGCAAGGCCGTGAGGTCACCGAGCACGAACCCGTCGACCGCAATCGTCCACATGGCTCGGGCCGTGCGGAGAACCCGCCCGAGGACTATGACCTCTGGCCCGATCGCGATCAGCCCACGAGCCGCCGCACTGCCGGAGACCACCGCACTCTTCCCGATCATCCCTTGGGCGAGTTCCTCGGCGTCGCGCTTCCAACGGCGGAGTTCGTCTGCCGCGAACCGCGACTCGTCATCATCGACCTCGCTGGCGTGGTTTGCACAAAGCCAGATCCCGTTCTCGAACGATCGTCGCTGTTCGGGCGTCTGCTTCGCGTCGTATCGGGGACCCCCGGGGGCTGCCGCGTGGATGTGCGCGGCACGGCCGATGCTCTTGGCCTTGTTGGAGTCCGCTCGAGGTCCCTTAGTAAAGATCCGGCAGTCCGGCCGCGAACACAAAGCGCCGACGCGATCGCAGAGGTCCCTCCTCACGTTCGCCAGGAACTCGTCCCGCCCATCTCCGCCGCTCATCTTGGAAGCGAGTATGGCACGCACCGACGGTGGTTCGGAACGGTGCGCCAGAACGCGATGCGTCCCTCGCACACCGACAGCGGCCCGGTTCCGTCGGCGTCCCCTCCTGAGATCTCGATGCTTTGCATCTTCGGAGCCCCGCGCTCCGAGGAGGCGACGCCGCGATGCCGCACATCATCCACTGCCCGTCCGGCCTGACCGGCTCGATCCGCGGTCTCAAGGTCCGCGAGGAGCGCGTCCTCGCCGACCGCAAGCTCCAGAAGGCCGGCAGCATCGTCGACGAGCTGCTCCGCGCATGCTGGGAGGAGACGCACGACGCCGGCCCGTACGACTTCGACGGCGGCACGATCGACTGGAACAAGGTCCTCCAGGGCGATCGCTTCTTCGCGCTCCTCGAGATCCGCGCCCTCACCTACGGCGCCGAGTACGGGTTCGCAGTGACGTGCCGCGAGGAAGGCTGCCGGGCACGGATCGACTGGGAGTTCGATCTACAGAAGCTCCCGGTCCGCGCGCTCTCCGACGAGAGCCGCGCCGCTTTCGTCGGTGGGAATCGCTTCGAGACGACTCTCCCGGACGCCGGCAAACGTGTCTGGTTCCGCCTCTTCACGGGCGCCGACGAGCGCAAGCTCCCCGCGCTCCGCAAGAACGCGGGTGAGCGGATGCTGTCGGCGATGCTGGCCTTCCGCGTCGTCGAGGTGGAGGGCGTCGAGGACCGCGAGCGCCGTCGCTTCGTCGAGGACCTCTCGATGCGCGACGCCGACTTCCTCGTCGACGAGTTCGACCGCGTCGACTGCGGCGTCGACACCACGATCGAGATCGAGTGCCCCGAGTGCTTCGCGCGTCAGGACGTGCAGCTCCCTTTCGACCAGACGTTCTTCCTTCCGGGGAAGGCCCGGACGGCGCGGAGGCGGGACCGCAGTGGCTCCTCCCCCGCGTAGACCTGGAGAGCTGGCGCGAGGCGATCTTCCAGCTCTGTTGGCACCAGCACGGCGGCTCGGGCCTCGACGTGAGCATCGAAGCGGCCCTCGAGCTCGAGACGTCGGACCGCGACTGGCTCCTCGAGCGCATGGAGGCGCAGCGCTCGCGCGAGGCACGCGAGATCGAGCGCGCCGGGAAGAAGCGGTGAGGACGCCGTGGCACTGAACAACCTCGGGCTCGGGTTCGTGTTCACGGCGCACGACCTCGCGTCGGCGAAGATGCAGGGGCTCGAGCGGAACTTCATGAGCCTCGACCGCAAGGTGGGGCTGGGCACCGACCGCATCACCGGGTCGTTCCGCGAGCTCGGGATCGGTCTCTCGATCATGACCGCGGGCGCCGTGATGGTCGGCGGCGCGTTCGCGCTCGCGGACAAGGCGGGTCAGTTCGAACAGGCCATCGCCGCGGTCGCAGCGGTGTCGGGCGCGACGAAGGAGGAGCTCGCCCAGCTCCGCAACGCGGCCATCGACGCCGGCATCGCCACGCAGTTCTCGCCAACGGAGGCGACGGTCGGCCTGAAGGAGCTCGCGCAGGCCGGATTCAACGCGCAGGAGTCGATGAAGCTCCTCATCCCGGTGCTCGACCTCGCGGGCGGCTCGCTCGGCGAGCTGTCGCCCGCGCAGGCGGCCGGCCTGGCCTCGCAGGCGCTGAAGGCATTCGGCATCTCCGCCGATGACGCCGCGATCGCCGTGGACCGGATGCTCCAGGCCGTGAACGTCTTCGCGCTCAACGCCTCCGAGCTCCCGATGGCGCTCGGCAACGCGTCGCGCGGCGCGCAGGCGCTCCATCAGTCGATGTCGGAGACGCTCATCGCCCTCGGCCTGGTGAAGAATATCATCCCGGGCGTCGAGCGCGCGTCGACGGGCGTGGCCGTCGCGATGGAGCGGATGGCCGACCCGAAGGTCCAGCAGGCGTTGAGGGGCGTCGGCGTCTCCGTCACCGACAGCGGCGGGCACTTCCGGAACTTTCTCGATGTGCTCGGTGAGCTGAGTCCGGCACTCTCGAAGATGACCGACGCGAAGCGCTCGGCCTTCCTCATCGATACGTTCGGCGCGCACGCGCTCGGGAGCGTGCAGGCGATCATGACCCAGGTCACGAACGGCATCCGCACGAACACTGGCGTGACGGTGAAGGGTGCGGACGCCATCGCGTACCTTCGCCAGCAGTTCGAGAACGCCGGAGGCACCGCCGCGAGCTTCCGCGACAAGATGCTCGACACCTTCGCGGGTCAGAAGCAGCTCCTCCACGGCTCGCTCGAGACGCTCGCCATCGTCCTCGGCGAGCCGTTCGCCCAGGTGTTCAAGCCGATTCTCGCGACGGTGATCGACGCGCTCAACGGCTTCCTCAAGTTCGTGCGCGCGATGCCGGCGGGGCTGAAGAAGGGGCTCGCGGCGTTCTTCGTTGGCGCGGGCGCGATCCTCACCGTCGTCGGCGCGGCGATCGCCGCGAAGGCTGCCATCGCGCTCCTCATCATCGGACTCAAAGCCGCGGGCGTGACGATCGGAGGGCTCATCGCCGTTCTCCTACCCGCGATCCTTGTGGTCGCCGCGATCGGCATCGCCATCGCCGGCCTCTACATCGCGTTTCAGAAGAACCTCGGCGGGATCGCTGACTTCGCGCAGCGCGTGTGGGCACGCGTGTCGCTCTTCTTCGAGGGGCTCAAGCAGCTCATCGAGGAAGGCGGCTTCTCCGGCGCGGTGCGCGACGAGCTGAACAAGGCCGAGAACGGCGGGTTGAAGGACTTCCTGATCAACGTCTTCCTCTGGGGACACCGGATCGTGAACTTCCTCTCCGGCATCGCGACCGGCTTCTCCGCGGGCGTGGAGGCCGCGAAGCCGTCGATCGATGCGTTCCTCGGCGCACTGAAGAAGCTCGGCGTCGCGCTCGGCTTCCTCTCCGACCGCGACGACGCCGACACCGCGGGCGCGAAGTTTAAGGACTTCGGCACGACGGGGGAGAGCGTCGGCAAGGTGCTGGCCCAGGTGTTCGACTTCGTCGTGCAGGCCATGACCGCTGCGGTGAACGTCGGCCGCGGACTCGTCGAGGGGTGGAACCTCATCAAACCGGCCGCAACGATGCTTTGGAACGCGCTCGCGCAGCTCGGGAGCAAGCTCGGAGAGACGATCGCGCTGCTCTCCGGCAACAGCACCGCCGCCAAGGGAAACGGCGATGCGTGGACCTCACTGGGCACGGTCGTCGCGTTCGCCATCAGCATGATCATCGGCGCGATCGCGCTCTTCGTTTCCCTCGTGTCGATCGGTGCGGCGATCGTGAACGGGATCATCGGCGGCGTCATGTCCGTCTTCTCGGGTCTCGCCGACGTGATCACCGGTGTGGTGTTCATCATCGGCGGCATCTTCACCGGCAACTGGAACGATGTTTGGACAGGGATGAAGCTCATCGCTTTCGGCGTCATCGACGCGATCGTTGGCGTCGTGCTGGAGCTGGTTGGCATCCTCGCCGGCGCCACCGACGCGATGGCGGGCTTGGTCGGCAAGACGACGCACCTCCAGGCGTCCGTGCAGGGGTTCAAGGACAAGGTCCACGGGGACATGGCGACCTCGTTCGGCGTGCAGAACCTGACCTTCACGCCGTTGAGACCCGCGGGCGGCGGCCCCACGACGACACCGGCGGCGGGCACCGCGATGCCGGCGGTCGCAGCGGTCGGCGCGACGCCTGCCACGCCCATCGGCCCGGTCTACGGGCCTCCGCCGCCACCAGCGCCTGTCACCGTGAACCTGCAGGTCGACGGTCAGACCTTGGCGACGGCGGTCCACAAGGCGAACGCGGACGGCGCGGCACGGAGCTTCTCTCCGGTGCCCGCGATCTAAGAGGAGGAGCTCATGGGACTCGAGGTCGCTGGCATCCGTGCTCCCCGTTGCTTCCTCATCAACGTCGAGACGGCGGAGTTCATGTTCTGCCTGTTCAACCCTGCGCAGCTCTCCGAGAAGGTCTCGGTCAACTGGAGCCGCGTCACGGTGCCCGGGCTCTCGCACCAGCTCCTGCAGTTCCAGTCGACGGGGAATCGGCAGCTCTCGGGCGTCGAGTTCTACCTCGACCGCTTCTTCGCGAAGGAGCAGAGCGACGACGCGGACATCCTCGACTTCCGCGGCTTCCTCCGCGCGCTCACCGTGCCCCCGAAGGGCGCCGAGGGCGTCCCCGCGACGGCGCCGCCGCGCACGCTCTTCGTGTGGCCGTCGGTGATGTCGATCGAGACGGTGCTGACCGACCTCGAGTTCCAGTACAAGCAGTTCGCGGCCGACGCGACGGTGCTCGTGTACACGGCGACCGTCACCTTCGAGGAGATCCTCGACGCGCGCGTGACCTCCGAAGACAAGCGGCAGGAGAAGTGATGCCGCCGCAGACCGGATCACGGTTCGGCTTCTGTCTCGGCGTCCTCGACGGTGCGGGTCGGCGCTTCCTCACTGAGCGGGAGCCCTATCGCTACCGACCGCTGCCCGACAACCGCGTGCACCAGGTGGTGGACGGCGACTCGCTCTTCGACCTTTCTGGCCGCTACTTCGCCCCGTTGCCGCGCGCGTGCGGGTACTGGTGGGCGATCGCCGACTTCCAGCCGGATCCCATCCTCGACCCGACGCTCGCACTCGAGACGGGGCGCGCGCTCGTGATCCCGGCGACGCGGGTGCTCACCGATGTGATCCTCTCCGAGGCGCGGCGACGGGAACAAGCCTGACGCAGGCGCTCAGCGGGCGCCGAGAATCCACCCCTCTTCACACAAGATGCTCTCCTCGGGTGCGGGCGCGGCGAACAGGTCGCCGAGCGTGCCTGCCACGTCGTGCCGCGCGATGGCTTTGGCGGTGGCGATCACTTGTAGACGGTCGTGAACGTCCGTCTTCGTCTTCTCACGCGTGTGGAAGAGCGACGGGTAGATCTCCGCCAGCACCACGCGAGCCTCGGCTCGGCTAGGGAGACGAGCGCCGGTCTCGAACGGCCAGACACGAGCGTCCTCGTGCTGCGCGCGGAGGCGCGACACGTGAGGGATCCCGACGAGCGCCTGGCCACCGACCGAGTTGCCTCCGCCGAACACGAACCACGGCGTCGAAGCCGTTCCGCCGCGTTGGTCGGTTTCGCGCACGCGAGCGAGGCGTGGACCACGGAGCGTCCTCAGCGGGTACTCGAAGAAGCCGCTCTGCTTCGTCGACAGAGTTCGCGTGGTCGCCACGTCCTTCAGCGCCGGTCGACCGTAGAACGGCCCAAAGGAGCCCGAGACGTCGGCGTTCATGCTCGCCGCGACGGCGAAGCGGTTATTGGCGTTTTGGTCGTCGTCCTGGACCTCCCTCTCGAGACGCGTCCAGATCGCGCGCCACGCGTCGCTGGCCACGCCTCTGTGCCCCAATGCGCGCGCAAAGCCCGTTGGGTATCCGAACGGAAAGTCGAAGCCGACCAAGACCCGCGCATCGCGGAGTTCCCCGCGGAGTCGCGCACTGAGCCCCTTCGCGAGAGCGCTGCGCGTGCGGCAGTTCTCCGTCTCGATTCGCGCGACACCGCGTTCCCACCGGAGCAGTGCCCACCAGATGCTGTCGGCACCAGAGGTGGGCTCGCTGCACGAGCTCCAGTCGATCATCCAATACGCGTCGAAAGCGGGCGCGCATCCGCGCTCGAGCCGCAGTTCCTCGCCCTCGCCGGCATCAGCGGCTCCGCCGACGGCGTGGGCAGGCGGTGCGGCCGCTCTCCGCGCAACAGGGATGACTGCCGCCGCGACGCCCGGCCAGAGGAGCGTCCGAACGGCTGGGAACAGGCGCTTCAGGTTCGCGTCCCAGCCGCCCGTGCCCCCCTCCACGTTGCGCCATCCGCGAACGTGGTCGGCGATCGCCGTGTGTCCGTTGGCGTCGAGCACTTCGATCGCCTGCTCGCGTGTCGGCATGTCCCTTTCGTGGCCTCAATGCACAGCGTACCGCCTATCTCATCCCATTCGTGCGGGCCCTCCCACGACGCTGTCCCCGTCGATGACCCACAACGCTTTGCCCTCACGTGATACCCGGCAACCGCAGCGCTCCCGGCGTCCGCCTGACGCTGTTTAAGGACGAGAAGGCGACGACGGGCGAGCCGCTCGACTTCGGCACGCGCCTCCTCTCGTTCGCGTTCGAGGACTGCGAGGAGAAGGCTGACAAGCTCACGCTCACGCTCGACAACTTCGACCTCGCTCTCTTCGACCGCGAGGAGCTGATGGCGGGAGCGGTGCTCGAGGTGTCGTGGGGCTACCCGGATGCGATGGCTCCACCGCGCCGCGTCGTCGTGAAGTCGATGAAGGGCTTCCAGACCCTCACGCTGGAGGGGCAAGCTCTCGCCGCCCTCATGAACCAACAGGCGAAGACGCGCCGCTGGGAGGGGAAGTCGCGGTCCGATGTCGTGCGCGAGGTTGCCAACGAGGGCGGCTACGACGGCGCGTTCGTCGACATCGAGGACACGAAGGAGATCCTCGACGTCGTCAACCAGACCGCCGAGACCGACGCGCGGTTCCTGAAGCGCCTCGCCGCGCGCGAGGGGTTCGCCTTCTGGATCGACGGCTCCGGCCTCCACTTCCACCGCCGCAAGCTGGACGCGGCGCCCGCGCATGTCTTCACCTGGTACTCCGACGAGCGGGGCGAGGTTCTCTCCATCAACGTCGAGTCCGATCTCATCATGCGCGCAGGAAGCGTCGCCGTGAAGGGGCGCGACCCGATGGGGAAGACCACGCTCGACTCGTCGTCGACAGCGGATACCGCGAAACGGTCGACGCTCGGCGACGTGCTCGAGGTCGTCGATCCGAAGACTGGGACCACGACACTTCTCAAGCGAAACGCCACGGCGAGCGTGGTCCCCACGTCCTCGTCGACGTCGACCGCCGCAGGCCGGGAGGCCGAGGCCCGCTTCGTGAAGGCGGAGCGCGAGACGGTGAAGCTGACGATGCAAGTGGTCGGCGACCCTTCGCTTGCCGCGAAGTCGATCGTCGAGGTGCACGGCATCTCGTCGCTTCTCTCCGGGAAGTACTACGTGACCGACGCGAAGCACGCGATCTCGTCCTCCGGGTACACGTGCGATCTCAAGCTCTCGCGCGACGCCAAAGGGAAGGCCGCCGATGGCGGAGCGAAGCCGCAGACCGGCGACAAGAACGCGGCCGCGCTGAAGAAGGCCGGTGAGAAGAAGCAGGTCGAGATGATCGACAAGGCCACCGGCGCGAGCCACGTCGAGTACCACGACGACGGCGCAGGCGCCGGCGATCCGGAGGCGAAGCCCACCAAGAAGGGAGGTGGCTGATGTTCCCGCCGTTCGACGACGATCTCTCGCGGCACGACACGCGCCTCTTCGGGATGTACGTCGGTCACGTCACCGACCGAAAGGATCCGGACAAGCTCGGCCGCGTGCGCGTCTGCGTGCCGGGTTTGCTCGAGCCGCACAGCGCGTGGGCGTGGCCGCTCGGCACTGTCGGCGGAGGCTCGAAGAACCGCGGCTTCTTCGCCGTCCCCGAGGAGGGCGCCGAGGTGGCGCTGTTCTTCAACCAGGGCGACGTGGACAAGCCGTACTTCATCTCCGCGCACTGGGGAAAGCCGAACGGCGAGAGCGAGGTGCCCGAGGAGGCGCAGAAGGACTCGCCCGACAACCGCGTGCTCGCGACGGAGACGTTCCGGCTCGAGCTGGACGAGTCCGAGGGCGCGCGCCGCTTGAAGATCACGAACAAGAAGACCGACGACTACCTCTTGTTCGACGCAGAGGAGAACACCATCACGCTGCAGGGCACGACCTCGATCATCATCAAGGCGGTCGGGGCGATCTCGCTCGATGCCACGCACATCACCATCGGCGGCCGAGCGATCCGCCCCGTCACGGACGCCATCTGATGCCCTTCGACCTTTGCATCGAGATCCCGGAGATCCCGGACCCGTTTGCGATCCCGCTCCCCGGCGGAATCGAGATCGAGGACGTGAACCTGATGAAGATGCTCCAGCCGGCGCTCACGCCGCTGGTGCCGCTCTTCGACATCATCGACACGATCGTCGCCATCTTCAACTGCATCAAGGCGATCCCGGACATGCTCGGGCCGCCTCCCGACCCCACGGTGCTCACCGCGTGCCTCCCGGACCTCGCGAAGAAGCTGAACAAGCTACTCAACATGCTGCCGCAGGTCGCGCTCCCGCGGCTCATCAAGCGATGCCTGAAGCTCGCGGTGGAGACGCTGCGCACGGTGCGCTCCCAGCTGATGCACCTGCAGGCGCAGATGCTCCAGATCCTCGGCACGATCGATCGCGCGAAGAAGCTGAAGGACGC